AATACTTATGCGATAAAGTCAAAGAGATTGGTGGGCTATGTGAAAAGTTTACTTCGCCGGGCAGACGCAGTGTACCTGACCGCGTGGTAACACTACCAGAAGGTAACGTAACATTTGTAGAACTCAAAGCACCAGGAAGACACGCAACACCAGCTCAAGAAAGAGATCATGAAAAGCGTAGAGCATTAGGTGTTAAAGTTTATGTACTCAATTCAATCAAGCAAGTCGATGACTGGATTGAAGACGTGACGAGGATTTACTGATGCTACATAAAAGTAATATGCACAAGTATCAGTTCCACACTGTTGACTTTATCAAAGAAAAGAAACGCGCCATGCTACTACTCTCTATGGGGATGGGTAAGACCGTGTCTACCCTCACCGCTATCAGTGATTTGATAGACAGCTTCTGTGTAAATAAAGTGCTTGTAGTCGCACCACTGCGTGTAGCTAATAGCGTATGGAAACAAGAAGCTGCGCTCTGGTCACACCTAAAAGGACTACGCTTTCAGATAGTGACAGGGTCGCAGCAAGCTCGGCTCAAAGCACTACAGTTTGATGCTGATGTGTACGTTATCAACAGAGAGAATATAGAATGGATTGTCACCCATTACGGTAAGAACTTTCCGTTCGATATGATTGTCATCGATGAATGTTTCCCTGAAGGGACAATGATATTGACTCCTTTAGGACTTCGTGATATAAAAACTCTTAAAATTGGAGAATCTGTAATGACTTCAATTGGAGAAAAACCCATTACTAACATTTTTAAAAAAGAATCTTATGACATTATCAAATTATATTTATCAGACGGAACAACTATTGAATGTACAGGAAACCATCCTTTTGCAACAGAAAAGGGGTGGGTTCAAGCACGGGGATGTAGGGGTTTGTATTTTGTGCGAAACGATTTATATGAAACGCAAACTAACTCATCAGTTATGCAGCCGTTCTTGTTCAAAAAAATATATGCACAAAAACAGAACAGAGGAGCACAAAAAACAAGTAATAGAAAAAACCTCAAAAACAGCAAAAAAGAATTACGCATCTGGACAACTAACCCCTTGGAACAAAGGGTTAGAATGGTCAGAAGAAGTAAAACAAAAATTAAGTTTAGCTCACAAACTTTCTGGTCATCAACCAATCGTGCGTGGGGGGAATGGGAAAATTTCAGAATGCGAGAAGATGATGAGGGAAATCTTACCGTCAGAATGGATAATGCAGTGTGCGATACCTACAAAAATGGGAAGAACCAGCGGTTATCCAACTTGCTACAAAGTAGATTTTGGAATCCCTCAAAAGAAAATTGCGTTAGAGGTAGATGGAAACTCTCACAGATCGCGAAAGCGGTTGGACGAAAAGAAAGATACCTTTCTTCAATCGTTAGGGTGGACAGTATTGAGAATATCCAACAATCGCGCTCAAGAACTGTATTCAATTTACAAATTGACGGAATCAATGATTATTTCGCCAACGGAATTTTAGTACACAATTGTTCATCGTTTAAGAACGCTGGAAGTAAACGATTCAAAGCTATCAAGAAGACTCTCCCCTTTGTTAACTATATGCTACTGCTCACTGGTACACCTTCCCCCAACGGACTGCTAGACCTGTGGCCGCAATGCTACCTCGTTGACTATGGTGCATCACTAGGTAAAACCATGACGGTATTCAAGCATCGCTTCTTTGAGACCGACTTCATGGGTTATAAGTTCACACCTAGAGAAGGTGCTCAAGAGCAGATTGAAAAGCTAATGAGTAGCTACACCTTGTCTATGCAAGCAGAGGATTATCTTGAACTGCCTGAGCGCATCTACTTGTATGAGACGGTGAGCTTAAGTAAGTCAGTGCTCAATGACTATAGGGAATTTGAAAAGAATTTATTCACTGAGATTGAAGGTCATGAGATAGAAGCACTAAGTGCAGGGGTGCTTGCCAATAAACTTTTGCAGTACGCTAACGGATCACAGTACACAGATGAGTTTCATAACTACGTTGTGACGCATGATGAGAAGCTTGATGCACTTGCTGATCTGATTGATTTAAATGAGAACGATAACATCCTTGTTGCGTATAACTATAAGTCTGATTTGGAAAGGCTTCAGAAAAGGTTCGGCACTGGTATCCTTTTAGATACCAAGCAATCCGTCATCAACGATTGGAACGCTGGGAGAATAAAATTATTGTTTGCCCACCCCCAGTCGGCTGGTCATGGCATAAACATTCAGCATGGAGGGTCACTCATTGTTTGGTTCTCACTGACCTGGAATCTTGAGTATTACCAACAATTCAATGCTCGTCTTCATCGGCAAGGGCAGACGATGCCGGTAAGAATTGTGCATCTAGTGGCAGAGAACACCATCGATGAGCGTGTTGTTAACGTGTTGAAAGATAAAGACATTTCACAATCTTCTCTCCTAAAAGCACTGCGCTAATAAAATAAATGTCAATATTTTATTGACATAGTTACGATTCGGATTTAAACTATTTTCCGAGTTCAACAAAAACCTAAAAGGATACAACGATGAATGACTTTGATTATGACGCAAGTTACGAAACAGATTATGACCCAGACGATTACCCAACAGCGAAAAGACCAGCTCACTGGTTAAGCAGAGAACAAGTGCAAAGCTTGATAGAAGAAACCAAATTAAAAATGTATCTGGAGAAACAAAATGGAAACAATAATTAATTTTTTACAATGGTTAGATACATCTAACGTAGCTTACCTTGTGATGATACTTTTATTCCTCATCCTTGCCGCTATGCAAAGTGCTACACAAACTGAAAACACAAGACTGCGTAAGATGTTACGCAACGCTGTACTGGAGAAAAAACGATGAATAAAGAAGCTAAGTACATAAAAATAGTAAACGAGTTACTCAAAGATTCAATGGGTGACCCTGATGATATGGCTGAACTTTCCATTGTATTTCATAAAGGATTAGCCTCACTGTTTATGATGGTAAACGATGATGCGCAAGAAGAGTTACTTAAAGGTATAGAACCATTAGTTAGAGAAAACATGAGTTTTATACAAGAAAGAATTGATAATAAAAATACATTCGTAGCATAAGGAGTTACACATGAGCGCAACATTAGTCCTAACACTTAGCTTTCTTACTGTAGACGTAAACACAGATAAGAAAGGACACACGACCACTAAAGAAACCATTGGTTACACTACGAGTGTAATTCCCTATGATTCTATGGGTGCTTGCACTAATGCAAGAGAAGAGTGGAACTTCGCGGTGGGTGCTTACCAGATGAGCAAAAGACCGACTCGCATCATCACTGTGATATGTAATGATTCAGCTACTGGGGTGGTGGAATGACAGCTATGACAATTAAAGAATATTGCACTATGCACAAGATTCACCCAAACACATTGTTATTTCACTTAGAAAAGTTAGGTTACCACCCTTGTGGAACCATGCAGGTAAGTAAAAGCAGACCAAGTTATGTTTGGGAACGTGACAACCTGGACGCAGCTAAAAATAGAATTAAATTTAAAATGGTGGAGTTATGAACGACAACTTTGAAACGGTGGTAAAAATAGTCATATTTGTAGTAGGTATGTGCGGTGGTGTGTTAATTGAAGAGCTTGTACATCGAAATGACGAAGCCGTGATTAAAACAAAAATAGGGGAATTTATGATACGAGATCAAAAAGTATATGGTATTTACGAGATTCAGCGCAATGCGCAAGGTGATATGGTGGTGAGATGAACCTAAGACCGTTAAATACGCATAGAGAATGGATGTGTAGGAAATACAGAAAGTGTAAGATTGATGCTCATATAAAACAATACTGCCGAATAAAAAGACCTACTCGGATAACACAAATTATACAAAGGGAATTCTAATGCTAGACGAATATGATGAATGGGATGACGACACCGAACTGCTATATGAAGCATATCAACGACAAGCTCAAAAACTAGCTGAACAAGTAAAAGAGATGCTTGGGGTTATAAAAGGGATTAGAGATTGGCACGATATAGATGGTACGTTAAGTGGCGAGCTTGAGATTATGAATAAAGTGTATGACCTACTAAAGAAGTATGAGGGAGAATGAGATGACTAAAGAAGAAATGTTTAAACGCCTTGAGATGGCGCAGAAAAACAAGAAAGAGTTAAAGAAAGTAAAACTAAAACTGCTTGCAGAGATACAGCAACTCAAGCTGATGCTACGAGCGATGGAAGAACAGGAGGTACTCGATGGCTGAGATGACGTATTGGGCGGTGGTTACATTCACCATAATCTGCTTTGCAGTAGAGTTTAGTATAAAGGATGACGATGATGACCTTAATGGACAAAGTTAAGAAAGTAGAAGCAGTAAGCCCCTCTCCTAGTGTAGCGAATTGTAATCATGACCATTGGAGAGTGTATCAAAGTCGGGGGTATCGTGAGTGCGACAAGTGCAAAGAACAACGCCCTATCTTTAACGTAATAAAACATCAGAGGTAAGTATGACATACACAATAGATAAGAAGATTACAGGATACAAAGTAGTCGATAAGAGTGAAGAGCCTGCGGTATCCGCAGATGTAGAGAAGATGCACGAGCTACTACCTAGACCAGAGTATCTGCAAGGGACAACATATAAGATTAAGACACCTCAGAGCGAGCACGCTTTGTATATCACGATTAACGATATGGTGCTTAATGGTGATGAGCGTCACCCCTACGAGATGTTTATTAACTCTAAGAACATGGAGCACTTTCAATGGGTACTTGCATTAACACGCTTAGTGTCTGCTGTATGGCGCAAAGGTGGTGACTCTACTTTCCTTGTTGAAGAGCTCAAGAATGTTTTTGACCCGAAGGGCGGGTACTACAAAAGAGGTGGTGTGTATATGCCGTCACTCGTAGCTGAGATTGGCAGTGTGATTGAACAGCATTTAAAGTCCATTGGTGTTATTAAGCCTGTGGTTGATGAGCATCAGCAAGCGTATTTAGAAGCTAAGAAAGAAGAAGCCAAAGGTGTCGAGATGCAACTTTGCACCAAATGTAATACTAAAGCACTTATTTTAATGGATGGGTGCATGACGTGTACCAGTTGCGGGGATAGTAAGTGTAATTGACAGCCTAGCCGTACGGGTCGGGGTTACTGTCTGACTGCTAGGAAAGACTAGCACCTAACTAATAAATTGGAGATATGAAATGATGAATTTTGGTGACGCTTTAAGTGAATTAAAATTAGGTAAAAGGGTAGCGCGAGAAGGTTGGAACGGGAAAAATATGTTCATCATATTACATCAAGGTTTCGGATCGTTTAATGATACTAACCTTGAAATGATGCCGTTCTTTGCAATTAAAACTGTAAATGGCTACTTTAATACATGGGTTCCTAGTGTATCCGATTTACTAGCTAATGATTGGTTTATTGATTGAGATAACAATGAGTACTCAATACAAAAACAAAATAACGGGCGATGGTTACTTACTTGAAACTGCGTGTCATGTAAAAATTGACGGTGACTGGGTTGAGGGTATTGCTTATTTTAATGCAAACAAACTTCGTGAAATGTATGTCACAACTAAGGATGATTTTTTTAATTCTTTTGAAGAAGTTATTAATGAGGATGCGTTATGAATGCAAAAGAATGCGATGAATTAATTGAAGGTGTAATAAAACAACTTAATATAACTCCTCGGCAAGGGTTGGATGAATACAAAAAAGGTTATGCAAAAGCCGAAGAAGATTTAAGAGGAAAAACAATGACTAAAGAACAAGCATTGAGAATCTTAAAACTGCTCTCTGGCTTAGAGATGTATGTCTTTATGCAAACAGATGTGCCCGACTACCACCAAGACGAAATTATTAAGGTTATTGGTGACTTGACTGACTATGTATTGGAGAAAGAGAATGTATCAATATGAATTATTAGGTTGGACAGGTTTGGTATTAATATTAGTAGGGTTAGCGTTTATTAGTGATGTTAGTAATGTAAAACAGAATGAGAAAGCCCATTGCCAATGTGAGAAAACAAAATGAAAATAGAAATTAAGCGATTAGATAAAACAGCAGTTATCCCAACCTACGCTACAGAGAAGTCAGCAGCGGTAGACTTGCGAGCAAACCTCAGCAAAGCCATGACATTAGACTTAGGTGAAACTGCATTGATTCCAACAGGCTTAGCAATCAATGTATTTGACGGTGAAGTTGCGGCTTTGATTCTTCCGAGAAGTGGCTTAGGACATAACTACGGTATTAAACTTGGAAACTCTGTAGGTCTAATCGACGCAGACTACCAGAAGGAATTGTTTGTATCTATTAAGAATACTGGTACAGGCGTTTACAAAATCAACCCACAAGACCGCATTGCCCAAATGTTATTCACACCAGTAATACGAGCAGAGTTTGTAGAGGTTGAAGAATTCAGCAGTTTAACTGACCGCGGTGGCTTTGGGAGTACAGGGAAATGATTTCAACAACAGCGGCATACATATTGATTAGCACAATGCTTTCAGATAGTCATATTACACAGTCAACAGCCATGTTTGCAGACAAGCCATCATGCGAGTCAGCAGCGACAAGACAAGACTTTGTGCTGAAGTCACTTAAAGTAGATGGTAGATGGAACTTAACCTGTCATCCCTACCTGTTAAAAGAGGAAAAGAAATGAAAGTAATTTTAAATGTTGAAGATAGGATAGAGGTTTGGTTTTTATCTAAAGATACCTGCTCCGAGGATTCAAGATATGCAATGGAAGTCTCAGATGAATTCTTTGCAAAATATGAAAAGTTAGAAAAGGAATATACAACTATGCAAGAAGAACTTACAAAGTTATGGGACGCGCGAATTGAATTTTTAATGAATGAATTGAATGAGAAAAAGAAATGAAAGTAACACTAGTTCAACACACGCCCAACCCAGAAGAACACATCGGTCTACTTGCAGGTATATGCTACGGTAAGACTGGTGAGCAATCACCAGAGCAGTGTATTAAGAGAGCAACACACTGCGTAACTAAAGGGCATCTGTCAACACTACGCTTTGCTCATGCTACGTTCTTGGTTGAGGACATTAGCCGTATATGTAGCCATCAGTTTGTTCGCAGTAAGCATTTGGATTTCTTGCAACGTAGTCAGCGGTATTGTAATGAGGGTGAAGTAAAAATAATATTACCGCCATCAATTAAGGGTGAAAATAAGACAATATTTGAAACTGTGTATGCTGAGTTAACTCAAGTATATAAAGACTTAATCGCTAAGGGTGTTAAAAAAGAAGATGCACGATTCATCCTTCCACAGGGAACAACAACAGAATTGTTGGTAGTAGGTAACTTTCAAGCATGGTATGACTTCATTAAACTGCGTAGTGGTAAAGAAGTGCAGTGGGAGATACGAGCAGTAGCACATGAGATTAACCGTCAGCTTCACAATATTGCGCCTAATGTGTTTGTGGAGCTAGCTGATGAATAGACTGTGTGAAGTATGTAATTTAATTAAGGAAGAAAAGTCCTTTAAAGAAAGTAGTACAATATGTAAGAGGTGTGCGGTTGTAGCAGGTGTACATGAACACTTGCAAAGAAGGAAACGTAAAGACTTAAGCTCACTAGATAACAAGATGTGCACAGAGTTTATACGAAACCAAATACTAAAACCTACAGGTTGGGAAATGACACTATGAAAGATAAACCAAAAACAATTTATGATGCATACACACAAGGACAACTCTATATGGGCGACTCAGTACATGAAGCAAAACCAGATATGGTTAACGAGCCTTTGCATTACAAAAATGGTAAAATAGAGTGTATTGATGCAATGGAAGCGATGCTTTCTCCCGAAGAGTTCGTAGGGTATTTGAGAGGTAATGTGTTCAAGTATCTATGGCGATACCAACACAAAGGTAAAGCACACGAAGATTTGCAGAAAGCACAATGGTATTTAGCTCGATTAGTATTTGTCCACAACCCAAAATAATTATGGCAATAGAAGAAGGAAACACAGACCTCGCGTCACTGCATGAGGAGATGATGCGAGACAAGGCTATAGCACTTATATGCAGAAAAGCCTCAAAGATAGATACAACTAACCCTACGGGGCTGTGTTGGACGTGTGCAGAATTTATAGGATACAAGAGGAGATGGTGTGACAAAGATTGCGCTGATATGTTTGAAACCCAAAATAAGAAAAATAGGTAGTTTCTGGGTCTGCTACACAGAGTGGGATTCTATAACGTGTACAGGCTCATCGCCTGAAAAGGCTTACTTAAAATGGATAAGCAAAAATGAACGTCCCGAGTTTTACTTATAGTTCACTGAGCAGGTTTATCACCTGCCCAAAGCAGTACGAAGCACATCATGTTTTAAAGTACATACCCTTTGCAGATACATCAGCTACGTTATATGGGAAAGACCTACATCTTGCGGCTGAGAACTACATAGGTAAAGGGGAAGAACTACCAGAGCGGTTTATATTTGTTAAGAAGTTCCTTGATACTATCAACAGTATCAAAGGTAGAAAGCTCTGTGAATACAAACTTGCGGTGGCGAAGACAGATACTGGGTATGCGTATTGTGATTATGAAGCACCAGAGAGATACTGGCGTGGTATTGCAGACCTTGTCATCGTAGACGCAGATAATAAGAAAGCGTATATTGTGGATTAT